TTGTTAGAAATCATGTCTTTCTCCCTCCCTTATCAGGTGAGCGCGGCGGTCAGCGCGTTCGGATCGAACTCGATCACGTCCTCGATGTCCTCCGCCGGGGTGTACGGTGTGATGTACTGATGGAACGTCAGCTTCCCGTTGAGCAGGTCGGCGGTGGTGTTCTCGTCCTCGTTGAACGTGATCTCATAGCGGGCGCAGACGCCACGGGCTACAAAGCCGTTGCCGCGCACATTCTCGCTGTCCACAATGGCCTCGATCAGCCGGGGATTGGCCGGGCTGTCCACTTTCTGGAAGTAGGTCAGGATGAACGTGTTGGCCGCCCAGTTCAGGAAGCGGCGCACGCTGAACCAGCGATCCTTGGGATCGGTGTTGCCCGGATAGGCGGCGGTGTTGTTGCCCCACAGCCTAAAGCCGTTCATGTTCAGGAACGTGGCGACGCCGAAGCTGTTGACGGTGTTGGCCTGATCCTGATCCAGCACAACCTCCGTGCCGTCCGCCAGACAAGCCTTGCTGATGGCGATTGTCTTGTTGCTGGGGCTGACGTTGGGGGTGTCTGCGTTCACCGCGTCGGTGTAGGCGGTCAGCGCGGCGGCAAGGGAGCTGCCGGAATAGACCACCTCGCCCACGGCGGCGCAGGGCCATACGGGATAGGCGTTGGCGTCGCTGATGGCCTGCGCGGCTTTCTGCGTGTTCACGTCGGAGTATTTCAGAGCGCCGCCGGTCTTGCTGGATACGTCGATGATGCACACGCACTTGAACACGCCGTTGATCTCCTTGGTCTTGGCCTGCAACGCGGCGGCGACGGTGGCCTCCATGCTGAAACGAGGGGCCAGCAGGATGCCGGGGGTCATGCCCAGCTTGGGGTAAATCTGGCGAATGACCTCAAGGCCCTTTTCCACGCCGGTGCTGGCGTTCACGCCGCCCACGATGTCGGCAGCGGTCACGCCCGACGGATCAACCTTGTTGCCGCTCACCTTGAGGCTGGTCGCGCTCGCGCCCGCGCCGGTGCTGGTCAGGATGATGTTCAGCGTGCCGTCGTCGTTGAAGCTCGTGGTGTAGTCGGTGCCCTTGGTCAGCGTAGTGCTGCCGGTGCCCAGCTTCACCACCAGCGTGTTGTCGTCGATCATGCCCTTGACGTTCACCAGCGCCACCAGACTGTTGACCTGCACCGTCGTTTCGGCGACAGCGGCCTTGTGGCTCGCATTGGACGGGTCGAGGACGTTGATAAGCACCAGCGGTCCGGTGCCCACGACGCTGAACGCCGCGCTGATGGCCTCGCAGAGCGTATAGCTCGCAAAGTCGTCGCTGTACCCGACGGCCTCCACAGCCTCCTTGTAGTTGTTGACCAGCAGCGGCTTGTTGACCGCCGCGCTGGGGTCTGCCAGCATATTCACCGGCGCGGTGCCGATCACGACCATCAAACCGGCGGTGCCGGAAACGGGCGCAACCATGCTGGTCGGAACCTCGCTGGTATATACACCGTGCTTATAAGTGGACATAGCTTGTTTTCCTCCTTACATTTCGGATTTGACCTTGTTGTAGAGCACGGCCTCCGCCGTGCCCTTGGCTTCCAGCTTCCTGCGGGTTTCCGCAAATTTCTCCACCGGCACCAGCAGGCCCCCAGCCGCCGGATGCTTGCGGATAAACTCACGGAGCGCGTCGGGGATTTCCCCGGCGTAAACGGTGTACTGCCTTGCGACATTGCGCACGCTCGGCCCGCAGTAAACGCGCGTGCCTGTCTCTTTCCCCGGCTCCGGCTCCGCCGCCCGCTCCGTGCTTGCGGTTTCGTCGGTTCTGACTTCATCCTCCGGGGTCAGGATTTCATTTTTCTTGCTCATAGCAGCTCCTTTAGCTCTGTGTCCTGTGTCAGCGCGGGCGCTGTGCAGGTGAAATTGACCGCGCCGAAATAGTACGGTGCGGTGTCGTCCTGCTGCATGGCCCACGCGATAGGCTTCAAAACGGTGAAAGCGCCGCCGAAATACGGTCTGGTGCAAATCCGCTGCACGATGTCCTCCTTGATGTTGGCGACATCCTGATAGCCCTCCCGCGCATGGCCCGTGTCATAGCAGCAGATCACAAGGCTGAACTCCACGGATTGCGCCGTGTCGTCGTCCTTGATTGTGCCGCCGGTCATGCGGGCCACTATGTACGGGGCGTGCGCCTCGTCCGTGTCGGCGTCCACGTCGTTGTCCTCCGGCACGGGCAAATCCTGCTTAAAGATTTTCAGGGCCTTGCGGCCCTCCTGCCCGTTGTATTTCTTCCCTTGGAACAGCTCCGTGAGCATTTCGATCAAAGCGTCATGGCATAGCTGCGGTGTGCGACCGATCCCGGCCTCCTCCACCATCGTTGTGTAGTTTCTCATGTCCTACCTCGCTTTGCGGCTTCCCGCTCGATGATCCGCTCCACCTGCGCCCGCAGATTGGCTTGCAGCAAGTCCTCAACCTCCGGCTCCACCTGCGGCCAAACGACATTGTGCATGGCCGTGGCGCTGGGGCTTCCCATTGTCTGCACCTTTTCCACGTTCCCCGCCGCATTGCGCCAGCGCGGAGCGCCGCTTTTCTGCGTCACGGTGTTGCTGGACGAGGAGCCGATCACGCGCTGCACCATGCCGACATGCCCGCTCTTGAACTCAACCAGAAAGCCCTTGCTCAAATTGGCGGTGCCGGTCAATGGCTCCAAGCTGCTTTCTCGCAGCACGCGGGCCTTGACCACGCTGGGAGCGAACCGCAGCACGTCCAGCCCTGTGTAGGTCTGCGTCGGCCTGTGCTCGAAATAGCCGAGGTCGTTGCGCATCTTGGAGATATGCAGGACGGCCTCCAGATTGCGGTTTGTCGCCGGATGGCCCTTGCCGGTCATTTTCAGGTCTTTCAGGTGCCGCCGCCCGGCTTCGTTGACCGCGTACCGGGCGCGGGCGCTTGCAATCATAAGCTGTCGGGCCTGCCGCGCCGTGGTGTTGATTGCCACCTTTGCCGCCGCAGGCGTTTTCTTTCGCAGCTCTCCCAGCGCCGCCGCCACGTCGTCCAGCCCGTCAATGCCGATAGTGAGATTGCCCGCGTCGTATGTGACCTTGCTCATTGCCGCGTCCTCTCCATCGTCATGCGGTACACGCCGCTTTCTTCCTCGCACTGGCGAATGACAAACGTGCGCTTGTGGTCGGTTCCGGCGTCAAGGATCAGTTCTTTTCCGACTTTCGGCTTGGGGCCATAGTCCGCCACACGGATGAACAGGATCGTATGCGCGGTGTAAAGTCCCGTGTCAAAGTTCTGTTTGGCTCCGGCTTCCCAGTGCGCCCGATGGCGTTTCAGGTCGTCCTCCTCCAGAATGACAAGGGCCTCTTTCCCGTCAACGATGTGTGTTTCCGCGTGTTCGTCGCCGTTGAAAAAAGCGAGGTCGATGTCCGCCGCCACGCAATCCTTGAATGTGGGCCGTGTCCACGCTTCCTCCGCCGCGTTCTCGTAGCTCTGGTTCAGTTCAAAAAGCGCCATGCCGCACCTCCGTACAGGTCAGCCCCGCCCGGAAAACCGGGCGGGGCTGCTGATTTAAGCGCAGACGGTGGCGACCAGCCAACTGTCCGCCTTGTCGGGGATGGGCAGCGGGTGGGTCTGAAGCTCCACCATGCGGCGGTCTGGGTGATGCTCCACATAGCTGCGGAGCAGGCGGGCGGTCGGCGCGGTCTGCCACTGCTGGCTTGCGTCCTCGATGTAGGTACACATGCCGTAGGCCATCATGAAGCCGGGATTGCTGGGGATCAGGATCACCTTGTTGTCCGGCATGAGGCGCTGGGTGGTCGGCGTGCCGGGGTTCGTCCAGTCGTCCAGATAGACCTCGGCGTAGGTGTAGATGTCGATGTTGGGCTTGTTCAGGTGGCCGATGTACTTCACACCGTTGGGCAGGTCGCGCGGATGGACGAGGCCCATTTCCACGCGGCGGTTGTCCAGCAGCTTCTGAACGTCGGCGTCCGCGAGGAAGTAACGCACGGCGCTCTTGCCCATGATGCACATGTCCACGTTGGCAAAGCCGTTGGTCAGCACGGTGTCGGCCCAATCCTCCAGATTGTCGAGGATTTTCGCGGCGCTCTGGCCCCAGCGTGCGGTGCTGGTCAGGGTGACGGTGTTGGTCAGGCCAAAGCTGATCGTCTCGTTGACGCCCTCGCCCACGATGGGGATAGAGCCGTTGACGATGGCCTGCACCGCCATCCACTCCTCGCGGCGGGTGGCCGCGTCGTTCAGGCGGTTGTACTCGTCCATGAGCTGCTGCGCGGCCCGCTGTGCAGGCGTCATGCCGCTGTACAAATCCTCGCCGGGCAGACGGGTCATGAGCTGATCCGCCGTGGTCACGTCGTAGGGATTGATAAGCGGGGGCTTGTAGCTCTCGGTGGAGTAGCCGGTGCCCTTGAGGGGGGTACCGCCCACGCGGGGATGCACAAAGGCGGCCATGCGGCGGTCGCCTTTCACGATGTCGATGTCAACCCGCTCGGTGGGGAAAATCTTGGTGTTCGTGAAAAACTGATCGCGGAAAAAGGTGTGGACAGGCGGGGCCTGCCGCACCACCTCCGACAGATAGCGCGGGGTATAGATGTTCACTTCGTTAGGCATTTTGGTATTCCTCCCTTTGCCGTTTCATGTTGTGTCGCGGCGGCCTATTGCTCGCCGCATTCGAGCGTGCCGCACTCCGAAACGTGTTCCAGCGTGATACTTCGCAGGTCATACGTTCTGTTCACGGCACGGCGATACGGGGCGCTTACGCGCACCGCTATGGTCTGATCGGTGCTGGTAATGCGAAAGATGAAAATACCGCCCGTGCCGACGGCGACAGGTTCCTGCTCCCCGCCGACAAGAGTTACAGTGATTGTCGCGTCGTCTATTCCGGGCACAGAGAAACACAGGGCCAGATAGTTGCCGCCCTGCTCGCTGACTTCATCGGAAAAGCCCGTGTAGTCCGTGAGATAGCGGAGGTTTCCGCTGATGGAAAGGCGGTCAATCTCGATCCCGTCCTGCAAGTCTCCTACGTATTTTCCGTGGAGATTGAGGCTTGATGATATATCGGCGTCAACCAGCAAGCCCGTTAAGGGTTTACGCTTTCCTTGAGGAAGATGCCGATGTCACGCAGCGCCACCTCGATGTCGGCGGCGGTCACGTCGTCCTCCAACACCAGCGCGTCGGTGAAGAACTCGCCCGTGAGATAGATCACCACGTCGTCGCCGCTCGCGGCGTCGTCCGCCACGATGCCGTAGATGCCGGTGGTGTCCACGCTGCCGCCGCTCGCGGTGATCTTGGCGGCCTTACCGCTCGAATTGAGCTTGACGGGCGCACCCTTGGTCAGATCGGCGGCTGCCTCCTTGGTCGCGGTGGTGATGGGGATGGTCGCGCCCGCAATGAGATATTCCGGGGCGGTGCTGAAAGTCTTTTTTGCCAGATCCATGCTCATGTCTTTGCCCTCCCTTACTGCTTCTTGCCGACGCTCTTAATGGCGTCCATGAACTCGTCGGCGTTGCTGCCGTCGGCGGGATCGCCGCCGACCTTACCGGCGTTCTTCGCGTCATCCTTGATGTCCTCAAGGAACGCGCTGCCCTGCGTCTTGGCCCGCTTCATGGCGGCCTTGGCGTAGTCCTCGGCGCTGACCGGCTTTTCAAACTTGGCC